GTACGCCTTGGCGACCTCGATGGACAGCTTGACGCGGGACAGCTTGCGGTCCTGTGCGGCGTCCTCGGCGGTGTACTTGTCCGAGTGCTCCGTCTCCGCGCGCTCGATCTTGTCCTGGTCGGCCTTCGCCTCGTCGAGGATCGCGTCCAGCTTGAGGGTGGCCTTGCTGGCCATCACCACGGTGGCCGCAAAGCCCACGGCACCGCCGACGAGCATGATGGTAGGGGAGTGCTTCTGGGTGAGAAGGATCTGCCGTCCGACCTTGGAGGTCACGGCGTTCGAAATGGCCCTCAGGGCGCTCATCGGTTGTAGTCCTTACGGGTGTTGGGACGAGGGGAGACGTAGACGTACTTCTTGTACAGGTCGATCAGGATCTCTCGACCGAGCGGACTCATGGCCGCTGCCAACAGGAGCCGGATCAGCACTGGCGATTCCTATCCGATGGGTTCGGTACGCGGCAGGATGAGGATGTAACCCCCGCTGCGCGAACGCCGGACATCGGCGCCGTACAGGTCGGTCCATCCCCACTTCTCGTCGGTGAACTCGGCTTCGAGGTCGACCATCTCGTACAGGTCGGCGACCGACGTGTGGCCGAAACGGTCGATGAACTCCTGCATCTGAGCGATGGTCGCCTCAGCCTGAGCTCGTGTCCGAAGCTCGATCTCTCCGAAGTCGTGGCTGGCACGTCCTCGGGTACTGATGGTCCGCGGCCCAGCCGTCTCCCGAGGAGTGGTGGAGTAGCGGTTGTAGCTGATGTGGTTGGACGATCCGATCGGCCCACGACGGTTGGCGCTTCGTCGCGTGGTGTTCTGGGCCTCGCCGTAGACCATCCGCTCGACACCCTGGATGACCGCGTCGGTGATCATGTCCTTGAACGCGGGAGCGAGGACCTCCGTGAGGAGGTAGTCAGTGACACTCTGACCGTCCCTGCCGCCGAGCGCGTCACGGAAGCGGCTGCCGATCGACTTCTTCTTCTTGACGGCATCACCGGTGACGATCTTCTTGATGACCTTCTCGCCGCCGGCCACAGGCTTCACCTCGGCCTGACTCTCGTCCGGTACCGGTCGACGGACCTTCGGAGTCGCGGAACGCTCTATGCTGTTGCTGGGGAACTCGTCTTCCATGACAATCCTCGTCTGAGAGTAAACAGAAAACCCGTGTTAGGGGCTTTGCTGTTTTGGGCGTGTACGGGTGGGTTACTTCAGCCGAGGCTTGATGTTCTCGTTCCACCATTCGACGGCCTCGTCGATCTTGGCATCGGTGTAGCGCCGGGTAGCGTCAGATGCGGCCATTCCGATGACCACTTCGGCGGAGAAGACGGCAGCACGATTGTGCAGTCGCTCCTCTTCCTCAGTGTTCTTCTCGATGATCATCTTGGCGATCCGGCTGGCACCGTAGCCAGCGACGACGCCGACAACGGTCTTAACGATGTCGATCTTGGTCTTGGGCATTGGGTTCTCCAAACGTAGGGGTCTCGTTATAGGGCTCGAAAAACCTGCGATGAGATGCAGGGCACATGTTCTACGGGGGTACCGGCTGTCGTTTAAGACCAGCATCCGGACTAGGGTCGGGAGACCCCTACAGTGACCAGACCCTTGCTGATCCCCCATCTCATCTCAGGTCAGGCGGCCTGCTTGCGCCGGAACGCGATCAGCAGGTGGCGCTTGTCCCAGTTCTTGTCGTCCTTGCCGCCGGCCGAAGCGTAGAAGTCCTCCCACGACACGGTCAGCAGCTCCTCGTCGGAGAACTGCTTGTCGCCCGGCAGAACAACCTCATCCACCCGGCTCTGCATGTCCGGCGGGACCACCTCACGGAAGAACTTGATCGCCGAGTCGGTGTTGGTCGCGAGCTCGATGAACAGCTCGGAGTAGGCACCGGTCTCGACGAACTCCGCGGTGAGCTCGGGGTTCTTGACGAACCTCTGCCCGTCCCGGACGCCGTACGTCTTGAGGATGAGGTCCTTGAAGAGCTCGATGAGCTCCCCGTGGCTCTCGGCCTCGACGATCTTGCGCGCGTACTCCTCCACGCCGCCCTGGCGGCTGAAGTTCATCTCGACGGCTTCGGCCTTGGTCAGGTTGAAGTAGTACGTCCCTTCAACCTCCTGGCCATCGAGGTTGTGGTACTTTATCTTCTTCTCGTGCACGGTGCTCCCCTTATGCTAGAGGCGGGTGGATGGGTGGTTGATCAGGCTTCGGTGCTGACCTCGTCCGAGGTCTCGACGACCTCGTCGGCCTCCAGCTCCGTCTGCCGGTTGGCGATGACCTTCAGCACGACGCTGGCGGTGAGCAGGCCCGCGGTGGCGAGGACCAGCTTCTTGTTGCGGTTGAACACGCCCTTGGCGCCGTCGAGGAGCTTCTTGCCCTTGCTGTCCTCGACGACGTGCAGCTCGACCTTGCCGTCCTTGTCGACCTGGACCCGGACGGTGACACCCTCGGCCAGGCGGTCCTCGACGGTGGCGAGCGCGTCGATCATGGTGTCGGCGGCGACGGCGGAGTGCACCGCGGCGGCCAGCTTCTTCTCTCCGTTGTTCTGGGCAGGCACGGTCTTCTCCTCGACATCGGCGATGGCTGCGTCGACCTTGGCGTCGGTGGCGGCCTTGTAGTTCGTGGTGTTGGGCTTGACGCTCATGGGGTGATGTTGCCTCTCAGCTCAGGAAATCCAGGATTTGATGGATGTTGGGCCGAAGCCCGTTAGTGAAACGAGGAGTGTCCCCGGTAGGGAACCGTGCGAAAGCGAACGACGCCACAGGGGCGGTCGTCAGCAGTGCCGCCGTAGCTGAACTCCAGCTCCAGGTGGCAGTCCGAGTTCCAGCCGATCATGTCCGACTCGTCCGTTCGGTCCAGACCGACCATGTCGTAGAAGTCCGACAGTGTCGCGGCGTACTCGTTGTTCAGCTGCTGGTTGATCGCGACCGCGGCCTTCTCCAGCGCCATCCTGGTGCTGTTGAAATACCGGCCCGACCAGGAGTCCCGGAAGAGGTCTCCTCCGCCGCCCTCGATGTACACCGTCTCGCGGCTTATCGGGTGGCGGTCGATTTCGTCCTGGGCCATGGCGGCCCGGATGCCCTCTTCCTTCTTCTTACCGATGGTCTCGACGACCTTGTCCTTGTACGTCAGAGCGGCCTTCTCGGCCAGCGTGTACGCCGTTGCCAGCGCAGCCACCCGGCGAGCGCCGATCCGGTTAGCAGCCACCATGCAGGCGATCGTCACCACGGCGACCCCTGCGGCAGGGATGAACTGCTTCCAGACGAGCTCGACCTTCTGACGATTCGTGATGACGTCGTCTTCGTCGAAGGGGTCTGTGTCGTTGACTGCACCGCGGATGATCGTCGCGGCCTTGAGCGTCGCCTTGCCGGTGAGGTACGCCGTCGCCAGTGTTCCAGTGACGCTGATGGCAGTCAGTATCGTCGGAGCGCTATCGGCAGCGACCTTCCCCGCTCTCTTAGCGAGTATTCCGAAATCCATGTCATGCTCCCGTGGTAGGGGTCTCGTTGCGGACGACGTACATCCGACGGTTGTATTGCGCCTTGACATCTTCGCGGAACTGCTTGCGAAGGACCCGAACGCCTGTCATGAACAGGAAGCGTCCGAATTCGTGGCCAACCCCGACGACCACAGCCGCCTTGAACACCTGTCCAAGGTTAAGCGTCACTTGTTCTCCTCGACCTTCTCCTCGTTCTCGATGACCTCGGCGCTGGCCTTCAGACCGAGCACCTTCTGACCCACCGCGATCGCTCCGAGGGTGACTACGGAGACACCGAACGCCGTGCCGGCACCGGAGGCGGCGAACACGAGGAACGTCTTGGCGATGTACTTACCGAAGCGCATGATGCGCCTTTCTACTAGTGGGTCGAAAAAACTAAACCCAAAGCACCTGGGGAGGGTGCGTTGGGCTCTGAGTGACCTGGGGAGGTCGGTGACTCAGTCTTCGGTTGTCTCGGTCTCCTCGTCCTCCGACGAGCCGAATACACGGATGGCGAGCGCGGTGACGGCGGCCGTTGCGAGGGTGGCGATCACGGCACGCTTGATGAACTGCTTCTTGTCAGCAGCGAATCCAGCGTTGGTGGTCTCCTCCGTCGTTTCGGCGTCGGTCTCCGGCGCACCTTCAGCGTTCAGCATGGCGGTGGTGAGGATGGACTTGACGTTCTTGGACATGGGGTCTCCAAACAGTAGGGGTCTCATTATAAGGCATGTAATTTTTGCGAGGCTCCGGGCAAAGCATAAAACCCTTGGCGGGTTTCAGAGGCTGTCGAGATCAATCCTTCTTGAATATGCGTATGAGCTTGCGGGACTGAGCGCACAGATAGTCGACGGCGAACATGGCAGCGATGCTGCCCGTGAACGAAGCGATGATGAATGCGATCATGTTGTCGTTAGACATGGCACGGCCTTTCAGAGATGGGTCTCGTTATAGGCCATGTAGATCTTGCGAGGTTTGTCCGAATTTCTCCGCCGGGAATTTTCGCCAAAACGAAAACCCAAATCCCTTGCGGGATGGGCTTTCCAAATATAGGTGAGGTTTACTCGGATTCGGTGTTCTTGGACAGGTTGTCGACCAGGCGGGTGAACGCGGTGGAAACAGCGTAGGTGATGATCACGGCGCCGACGGCCTTGGCAGTGTGCGTCACGAAGTCCTTGGCGATCTCAGCGATCTGCTCAGGCTCTCGGTGACTGCACTCAGTCTTGGGCGCGTCAGCGGACGTGTCATTCTTGGGCGTTTTTACCACGGACACCTGGAGGGCACGATTCCGGCGGTTGAACACGGCGGGGTCCTTTCGTAGGGGTCTCATCATAAAGCCGGAAAAACGTGCGAAAGCATAAAGCCCTTGTTAGGGGCTTCAGAGGCTTTGAGGCTAGAACTCGTCGTCGGGCAGAGTGTTCAGGAAATCTGTCATGGCGACTTCGAACTGTTCCGGCGTCGTGATCAGTCCGAACGCGAGCTTCGGCAGGAAATACATCTCAAACTTGATGTACATTTCTGCGGACTCACGGTCGAACATCTTGACGGGCATCAGGATGAAGGCGAACATGTACAGAGTATTCTGGAACATGGTTCCTCTTTCGAGAGTAGGGGTCTCACTATAAGGCCCGTAAACCCTGCGAGGACAAAAATGAAAGGCTCAGAAAAACACAAACACCGTGCAAGAGTTGGGGTCTCTTACACGGCGTTTGTGTTGATTTCCTGGATGGGATATGGCCTTGTTACCGGGCGAGCTTCGTGACGAAGCCCAGCGCCTTGGTAGCGATGATGTGTCCGGACTTCTCGAAGATGAGGATGGCCAGGATGCCGCCGAGGCTTCCAGTCAGGTTGGCCAGCGTGTCAGGGCTCACGCGCTTCTTCGACTTGGATTCGTCGTTGAGCTTGTAGAGCTTGACCAGCTGGTCAGCCGTCTTGGAGTACTCGTCGGATTCCGGGTCCATCCCCGCAAGCGAGTCGAACAGACGCGTGATCGCGTCGTCCAGCGGGGTGGGCTCGATGGTGGAAGCCTTGAGGGTGATCAAGGGATTTCTCCGTTCGTAGGGGTCTCACTACAGGGCAAGAATATCCTGCGACCCCTACGACTCACGGACGAATGATCGGGTTCTCCCCGGTACTGCTGCTGTCCACCCGGAACGTCACCTCGGGCTGGTTCTCCAGCGGAGCCGCGGCCTCGTTCAAGATGAAGTTCAGCTGTTTCGCGTCGGAGGTCTCTTCGACCTCGATGATGCCGGCGTACTTGACGTCGCTGCGATTGTACGAACGCGTCGAGACCCCGAGGACGACCCCGAGGAACGTGTTCAGTGCGGCCAGTGAGCCGACGACCTCTTCCGCCTTGGGCAGATGCCAGATCTGCGCCATGGTGAAATATAGAGCACCTGCAGCCGGCAAGACGACCGTGGTCGAATGCTTCAGCTTGATGTAGGTGCTATCGCCCAGCAGAGGCTTCTTCAGAGCGTGCGACGACTCGGGCATTGTTGATATGCTCCCCTTCTCGGGTACGTACTTCGGCTACTTCGGCGTACCTCCGAGGAGAAATCGGCAGCTGTTCGACAGCCTGCATGATCCTCTCGGCTACGCCATTCCCACCCAGTTCCTTGTACGGGTCGTAGAAGTACTTCCTGTAATCCTCGTACTCGTCCCTGGAGACGGAACCACGCTGAATGTAGTTCGCCCCGAGCGTCATCAACT